TTCTACACCATACTTTTCTAAAAGATTTTGTTTGCGTTGTTGTTTTGCTTGTGCTGATTTAGAAACATGATCTACACCATACCTTTCTTGTACTGTCTTTGATCTTTTTTGTTTGATTGAATCTGTCTTAAGTGCACAGTCTGATCCATAACGTTCAATTGATGTACGTTTAACTTTAGAATCAATTCTTTTATTTCTGAATGAACATTTCTTACTTCTACATTCACCATATCCATGTGACATTCTACCCCACTTCATTGTAGAGCCACATTCACATGTTGGTACACTATCATATCCATTGATATAAAGATACAGTAATTCGGTGCTTGATTCTGCTAATGGATACCTTTCTTTAAGTGCTTCTAGTGTAGGTTTGATTGACTTTAATTGAGTGAAGGTGCTAGGATATGTTTCGATTAAATCTTTAACTTGTTCTATGGACAAGATTGTGGTATCTGGGTTGCACATAAGAATACCCTAAAATAGTATACATATATTAATTATAACAAATATTGATGGATTGTAGAAATCTATGTCAATTCATAAACTAAATTACCGCAGTCCCAAATTCTTCTATATCCATTAGTGAACATATTCTCTGCTTCAGTCTTCAATGGATCAAATGATTCACCCAGAAGTTTAGATAATTTATGTTTCTGGGACTGGTATCGTTTTAATAATACTTTACCGTTCCACCATTGATACCCAGGTTGCGATTCATTAATCAAACTGAATCCTAATGATCTATACAAACTACCACTTGAATGTTCTCTATTCGCGTAAGATATAATTGCTCCAGTATGATTCTTTCTAAAGTGTTTAAGTAACTTTGATGCTCCGCCAATAACATTATGATCAATCAAACTACAATACCGGATCAATTCCCATTCATAGTTCTTATTAAACCTTGGTTTGCCAAATGTCATAATTGCAACTAAGTCGCCTTGATAGTAAAGTCCATAATTAATCGATGAATTGCTATGTCCTTGTAGATGATTCAGTGTTAAGAATTGTTTGGTTACAGTTGCACCAACTTCGCGTACTTCTGTTGTTCTAGCATATATACGTTCACCAAGTCCTAATTTAGACCGAATCATTGACTTAATGATCTTCTGTTTAATTGTATCATTCCAATCATGTTCCCAGATATACATCAAGTTGATACCATTAGATTCGCAGCCTATAGTTTTGTTTAGATGATATTTCATTCTATCGGAATCAGTTTCTGCATCAGTACTATGCCAATATGTACCATTAAACTCAATAGCAAAGTTTCTATCAGGTACATAGATGTCTATTTCTTTACCATTCAAAACTGTTCTATCACCATGAATCACTTCACCATCATAAATTGATTGTACAAATTCTAAAACTTCCATTTCAACATTAGAAAAACCAGGTATGAACGGTTCACAGTGTGGGCATCTCCATGACATAGGACCATTTAGTGGTTGAAACTCAGATTCTTCACCACATGATTTGCATCGAACAAGATCACCAAATTGTGTCCTATGGCTGATATCAATTGGAACATACTTTAACGAATCTTTATATCGTTCATAAAAATTAATCCATGCAGTTTGTTTTCGTTTTTCTTTGTTTTCTTCTAAATGAGCAATGTGCTCTACCCCATAACGTTCTACCATGGTACTTTTCATTTTTCTTTGAACTTCTTCAGATTGACCCGGGTTCTCTACACCATAACGTTCAATCATCGTTGCTTTCATCTTTGCTTTGGTTGCATCTGTTTGCACAGCATATTCTACACCATAACGTTCTTTATTTGTTGTTATTACCTTTTGTCTTATTTCTTCTGATTGACCCGGATTTTCTACACCATAACGTTCTACCATGGTACTTTTCATTTTTCTTTGAACTTCTGTAGATTGAGCTGGATTTTCTGTACCATATCGTTCAAGACTTGTTGCTTTAATCCTATTACTAATTTTTTGTATTCTGAATGCGCATTTCTTATCGGAACATTCACCATACCCTTTATAAATTCCATTTAACCAGCATAGCTTGCACCCACATTCACATTTTGGTGGTTCTGATAACTCGTTGATATAAAGATATAGTAATTCTGTGTTAGATGTTACGGTTGGATATATTGTTCTAAGATATTCCAATGTTGGCCTAATAGATTTTTTTATCGTGAAGGCACTAGGATATGTTTCAATTAAATCTTTAACTTGTTCTATGGACAAGATTGTGGTATCAGTGTTAGTTATCATATAATCATTTACTTCTGTTGATTTTTATTATTATAACACAATGTACTGACAGTGTAAATAGGCAAAGTGAAGATGATACGGTGACGGGATACGGAAACACATCCGTAAATATACTTGTTGGTGCTCATTTGAGACTCCTTAGTTTTGATTGTGAATTGAGTACATCAAGTGGAGACTGGCATCTCGCGACTTGAACTATGTGGATCCTTGATTGGGTCCACAATAGTATTTATTTTAACGAAATCTATTTACAAAGTCAGTCCGTTGTGTTATAATATATCTAACATTATATAAATGGTGGACAGAAATATGAAAGTCAAACTACTTACTGCTACCCTAGCACTATCGACCTTAGCTTATTTCTATACCAGTACATCTAGTTCTAGTGTACCCAATATTGTCAGTTTAGAATTGCCAAAATCAGATCCAAAATCTGGTTATGAAGTCATATATGCGGTCAATGTATATAATGAGAAAAACGGAAAGTATGTCAATCTAAATTCAGATTTAGGCGCATTGGCAGCAAATATATATTTTGAGGCAGCAGATCAACCAATAGATGGTCAAATTGCTGTAGCATGGGTAACACTAAATCGCATTAAGTATTTTAATAATTCATCAATCCAAGGTGCAGTCAAAAATGCTAAATTGGACTACTTAGGTCAACCAATTAAAGATAAATGTCACTTTAGTTGGTATTGTGATGGTGAGATGGTTAAAATAATTAAGGCAGATAATGTTTCACAAACTGCATTTACACAAGCAATTAATATTGCAAATAAGGTGATCAATAAACGCATCAAAGATCCAACTGGTGGTGCGACTCATTACTGTACGCTGTCTGTTGAAAAGTCAACATGGTGGGTTCCATATATGAAAAAAGGAACACGTAAAGTTATTGGTGATCATGTATTCTATGTGCATGATCAGAAGAAATTTGATGAGCTCTGGGCTAAGAAGTTAAATAAACAGTCACAAGTATAAAATATACGGAACAAACAAATGTCAATTATAGATGAAATGCTGAATGAAGCAGATAACGATTTGTACATTGATTACAATGGCAATCTAGGTGAACAGTCATCTCAAAATTACAAAAACTTCACAAAATGGCTCAAACGACTAAAAACATATTCAATTGAATATAAAAAATTATTAATGGAACAGGAAAAACTAAATTCTGAACTATGGATTTATTATACAGGCAAAGCTGAGCCAAATGTATATAAATCTAGACCATTAGATAATAGATTTTTGAAAAGTGAAGTAAAAGATGCAATCAATATGGATCCTGAGATGCAAAAGCTTCGTGGTAAAATATTATTGTTAGAAGAATATGTTGATACATTAGAGCGAATTGTTAAATCGGTTAAAGACAGAGACTGGACACTAAAGAATGCCATTGAATGGCGTAAATTTGAATCCGGAATTTAGTGGACTGATAAATACTATAAACAACCAAAGGTTTATAGTTATATGATGTTAATCAATTCGGCTAAAGATGTCAATTGGGCAATCGCATTAGAAATATCTGCGAATGGTCGTACTTATGATGTTTCTAAATGGATTCAAACATTTACAATACCTGATATAACATTATCACCAGTTGAAATTGGGTTTGGCTCTGGTCGAATCAAAGTTGCTGGTGATTCTCCTTCATATTCCCCATTATCTATTCAATTCCTTCTTGATGAAAATTGGGAAATCCTAAGTCTTCTTTATGCAAATTTGTTTTCTGGTTCTAGAGCATCAGACCCTCAATCTGTATTCGGTGCATGTACATTATTTGCAATGGATACATATAGAATACCAAAATTTAGAATTGAATTTTTGAATCTTATACCATCAAGTGTAAGCAGTATAAATCTTCAAACAACGATGAATAGTACACCGCTTGTTACACAGGTACAATTTGATTTCACTCAATTATTATTTAGAAAATTAGGTACATCTGGTAAATATGGACTTGGTGCAGGTAATGGCACAACTGGATTATACAGAGCAGATGGTACAAATACGGCATCTGCTTATGAAAATGATGAGAGATATAGAAAATATCAAGTTATGTTAATGGAAGCAAATGCTAAACATAAACCATGGACAATTGAATTATTGGGTGATGATGACTATACCGTATTATATTCTTCTGATAATACGCCATCATTCGCAAATGCAAATCAAAATGATCCATTTGAAAATTCACCAAAAACAATTATAAGTGCTAACTAAAATCTAAAGTGTATAAATAATACAGAAGATATTAAGTCTTCCATATTTTATAAACAATTTTAGAGGACAAAATTATGGCATATTTAGTTAGCCCTGGTCTTTCGATCAAGGAAACAGATTTAAGTAATTCAACACCAGGCGTTGCAACTACAGTTGGTGGTTTTTCTGGTGCATTTGTGTGGGGTCCAGTGCTAGATCCACAATTGATCGGCAATGAACGTCAATTGGTAGACGTATTTGGTACACCAAAACCTGAATATAATAGAAAAGACTTCTTCAGTGTTGCTGCATTTTTACGTTATTCAAATGCATGTTGGGTAGTTCGTACAGTTGGTCCAAATGCAAAAAATGCTGTCGGTGTTAGCTCTGGTGATGCCGCGGCAGTTGTAGGTAAAGAGGTATTTGTACCAAACTATAACTATTTTGAAACTGCATTCACAAACCCAACTGGTGTTGATTTGATTGCTCGTTACCCAGGTACACTAGGTAACGGTATTGAAGTTCATGTATTATCAGCTCTTACATTTGGTGGCTCTGCATATGCACCGTTGTTTGATTCTGCACCACAAGGTACAGAAGTTCATGTGTTGATTCTGAAAGATGGTGATATTTTAGAAAAATATGACTTCTTGAATACAGTTGTTGGTACACGCCGTATTGATGGTACACCAGCATATTATGTAGATGTTTTGAATTCTGATTCAAAATATGTGTACATGGTTAACCCAACTGGTGCATGTAATGTAGTTTTACGTGGTGGTACACTCGGTGCTCTATTTGCCACCTATGCAGATATTGCTCGTTCTGTATATGCAGGTCAAGGCAATGGCACATATGTATATCTAGTTGATAATAGCAACTATGATAATTCACCTGCAAATATCAAATCACAATTAGATACTGTTGCCGGTGGCGGTGCTGGTTCAGGTAAACCTGCTTCTAATGGTGTATCAATGGTTGTCATGCAAAATACATTTATCCGTGAAACCATTACCAATATGACCAAAGATTCTACAGCTACTACATATTATGTAACTAAAATTAATAGTACATCAAATTATGTTGATATTTTAAAACCTATTGATTTTAGCAATGCTACACAAACAACATTTGTATTAAATGGTGCCACAACTGATGTACATCCTGGTGATGCCGTGATTGATGGTTATAATATGTTGTCTGATGTTGATCTATATGACATCGGTTTATTATTCCAAGGTGCAGCAAGCAATGTTGTTGGTAATAAAATCATTCAAATTGCAGAACAACGTAAATTCACTGTTGCATTTGTTGGTCCACAATATAATAGTATTAAACTTGGTGGTTCACAAGCATTGACTGGTTGTTTAGCAGATCGCCAAGCAATGTATAGTTCATCTTATGGTTTCATGGATTCTAACTGGGGTTTGATCTATGATGCATATAATAAATCACAAGTATGGGTACCAATGAATCCATATTCTGCTGGTCTACAAGCTCGTGTTGAATTTGAACGCGAAGCATGGTATGCTGGTATGGGATTCAACTATGGTAAAATTGCTGGTGTTATCAGAC